TGTAGGTAACTTGATCATTGATTTTCATAATGTTAATCCTTTTCAAAGTGTTAATCTATCGCCGCTTCGAGTTCTTCCACAATACTCGAAGCCCATAATTCAACGGCTAAACTAAGATAGAAGCAAGCCATGCCGCTCCACAGGGAACTGGCGGGGTCAGGCTGAGGGACCTCGCCTAAGATATCGTCAATATAGTTGAGCACATCATCGCCGTATTTTGCCATGGTTTCCAATGCCTGGTGGTAAGTTACGGCTGGCATGTAGGCCCCAGACGAGCAATCCCCTTGGACGATGGCCGCGACGTCATATGCAGATATATCCTGATCAATCCAAGCTGGCACATCGATATCGAAGCTCGTAACGTCTGTCTCACAGTTCCATACTTGTTGCATTTCATTAATCCTTTTCAAACGTTTCATTGAGGTATTTTCGTGCTTCTTCTGGTGTTTCAAATACGGCCCACGCTGTGCAATCCATATACCCAGGCGCGGAAAGCCTTGCACCATAGCCGTCGATTATTTCAATTGAATATATTTCGTCGCCATCGTAAAAAGCCTGTAAATCTGCCTTTTGGGGAGCGCATGTCTTCTGATTTTGGCTAAGATAAACAGCATCATACTGAACAAAGGCTGTGCCGTGGTCCCCATCGATCTCAAGCCAGCGCGAATGGGCCGTTATTTGTTTTTTCATAAATTCTGTCATAATTTTAATCCTTTTCACAGTGTTGTTGAAATCCGGGCTTCGTGGTCAATTCGGCCCTCCCGGATTATTGCATGAGCCGCCCCAATGCTGAAACCATAATAAGCAGCAAAGCCAGCTACCGTTATGAAATCATTGACGAATTTGAGGTATAGGTCGGCAGATATTGTGTTGATATTCATAATTTTAATCCTTTTCAAAACTAGATACTCTTGACAATAGCTAACGCCTTGTCAGCTTCCTCTTGTGTCCTAAAAAACAAGCGCAATGTATCGCCGTAGCGTGGATAATCAGCGATTGATTCATAGCATATCCGATGGTCAATCAACGTATCTTTTACGTTCGTGTCATTATATACGGGATGATCTCCATCCGTCGTAGACTGTTGAGTCATATCGGTCATATCATTAGGAATCTTTATTGAAAACTCATTGTGATTCCACGTTGACCTACCGCCGAAATAAACCCCATGAACCACCTCAAGGGCTGCGTTCATTACAGCATCATGCGCGGGGCTGTACTCTTTAAGATTGGCTACCGATTTATTCATTTCATTAATCCTTTTCAAAGTGTTTTGATTTGTGAATAATCACCAGCGCGGTTCTCTTTCCACAACGGGATATTGGGATAAACAGCTTTAGCATGTTCAATTGCATCACGTTGCGTACTGAACCATTTCCCCCTAAATCCTACCCATGGTTTATCACAAATGGCGACGTTGAAACCGCGCTTTCCGTCAGCATACCAAATTGATATACATTTCATAGCGTTAGCGTGAAAATTGTTCATGTTCATTTCATTAATCCTTTTCAAAGTGTTTTGGGTTAGTCCCTGGAAACGCCAACACCACTAAATATATATGTGTAGACGTTTCCAGCGAATAATCTGATCTAACGACGGACCCGACGGACCCGGCGTGGGGCTCTGTATTCGCTTGCCGCGACTGAAATCAATATTGTCGCAATGCCCGCACAGATAGCAAACCCCAGAAGAGCAAACGCGATGAGGCTATCGGGCGTTTGAGCATATACCCATATGAACGACCAAGCAGCGACAAACGTAGAGAGGCCGCAAAGCGTTGCGATGGTGGCGATAAATGCTTTCATTTTATTAGCTCCCTTCAATGGTGTAATTCTCAACGTGGCCTTGGGCATCAATTCTAACACCGTGGCGCGGCTGGCCCTCAAGGTAGGACGGGTTTGCGGCCTCGAGCGCTGCTTGGCAGTCAGCAAAATGGTTTGATTTTTCATAATACGGATGATGGTTTGTCATTTCATTAGCTCCTTTTGCGGGTTAGGGGGGTAGTGTCTTAACGATGACAGGGCTCTTACCCCCTGCCATCATTAAAAGACTAATTATAAAAATCTACACGCCGCGAACGTGCGCATAGGGTACAAACCCAAACAGTTTTTCTACACGCGCCATTTGTTGAGACATAATCTCGCGATCAGAGTCCGACATTTCGCGCTCAAAGGCCGACGCCATACCGAATATAAGATTGGCCTGACACTCTTCTTTCTGTAATTTTAATGACATGTTGTTAAATCCTTTCGTGGTTGGTTTTAGCTTCTCAAGTCTGAGGCCCTTTTCAAGGCCCCAGTGTTGAAGAGCTATTCCATAGCTTCGTATACTTTAAAAGTGCCTTCTGTTTTATCAACAACGGCGCGGGAACCGTCCGGCAATTCAATTGTGAATACTGTATGATTTGGGGCGGTGATAACTCTATAAAGTGCGTCTAGTTTTCTAGCCTTTAGTTTATATTCTTGGTATTTGGTGGCCATGTTGTTAAATCCTTTCAAGGTTAGTTTTAGCTTCTCAAGTCTGAGGCCCTTTTCAAGGCCCCAGTGTTGAAGAGCTATTCGGTGAGATGATGGGACGTTATTTCAATGAGGCTTTCCACCCCTTCCACAACACCGACAGCTTGCCCACCGTCTAGTGGTGAAATATTTGACCAAATTAACTCACCTTCGACCATACTATCACACCATTTTTGGGCGTCTGCTAAACGATTAAAAGCGCGGCTTTCTGCTTGGCGATTAACTTCTACCGTAAATATTAAATTCATTTATTTTCTCCTTTTTAAGCGGTTGGTGATGCTTCCAAAAATAACAGCCGATCGATGCTGTTACTTATGAAAGAATGGCTTATAGGTCGGCCAGAAGTTTCGATCACCATACCCGTAGCACTCAAGCTGAGACAACTCACCACGGGGTGGATCGGTTGAACCGTTGTTTTCGACTCGGTATGTCGTTTCTATTTATATATATAAACCGATTTCTCAGGAGTACAAGGCCTTTATCACATTAAATTCAATTATTATCGATTCTTCGTTTTAAGCCCCGTACAGCATATTATTATTTCGCATGGACCTAGTATAGCTGAGCCTTGCCCCGCTAGGCCCTGAGGCCCTCCCTAGGGCACGGTAGACCGATCGATGCCTTAAAATATTCTTTCTGTACTACGTTAGACGTAATCCGACTTATTATCTTACATATATTTTTATTTATTAATTGCGTGTGTATGCACCTTTATGCGAGCTCCGTGTATATACACAGGTTAAGAATATGCGTGTATATGCACCGGTGATGATGAGGGCATGTGATGGGCAGATTAGTGAAGTAGTTGATGGGCATGGACTGGGCATGGACCGGTGATGATGATGGGTAGGTACCAACTAAATTCCCCTCTATCATCCGTCTCTCTAATCTGTGATATCCTGGGAAGGGCAGGGAAGGGCAGGAAGCTAGGGCTAAGCCGGAAGCCTAGGCTCGATCGGTAAGATGTTCGGAACATGTGCTACGCTTGCTTGCTTGCTGTGCTTGCTTGCTTATGCGTACTGAAATTCCCTACCCCTTATGCTTAACGCTTACGTTATGCCGACTTACTTGCTAGTATTAAGGGCTATTGCTATAGGTCTTTCTTGTATAGAGGGCTATTGCCATATTGACTTTGGGGGGGTCCTGCCCGGTGTTTGTTTTAGGAAAGGTGGTAGTAGATTCCCCCAGGATTCTGGATAAAAAAACAGTGTAATCACCTGTTTTATTGGATAGGATTGCAGTCCTATCTTAGAATATCACTGTTTTCAGAAGGGCATGAACGAGCCGTATATGGATTTAGTTTCAGAAATATCAACAGTGAATGTCTGTATGACCCGTACTTACTAGTAAGGGGTAAGAGACGCTAGGAGTTATTCTTTGTCAGTCCCCCCCGGTTGGATCTTGGATTGAACAGAGATCAAAACAACAAGATACAATGTAAAGATTGCCAGTCCCCCCGGTTCATACGAAGACATAACATCTTGTTCTACTCTGTCTTTTCGTTAAGAGATTATGTACGAGATAATACGGTCATATCCATTCAATTATGGAGGGGGAGATAGATGAAACAAGTATTCAAGCATTTAACCTATCTTTTGATAGTGATGTTTGCGGCAACCTTCTTGCTTCTTGTATCGAAAACACAGGCTTCCGACCTCCCTAAGTTGGAGTGGGAAGTTGGTGATTGGGTAGAGATACCGATTATATGTGAAAACCCCATTACAGTGATGACTATCGTAGGGCATGCTGCTATAGACATAGACAACGCTAGTGTGATGATCAAGACGGCTATAGATGATGGCTTATGTGTCATTAATGAGTACGGGCTAGTTGGTATGTTGGTTGAGAAGCTGGCTATGTATACAACGATTGAGAAGAACAAGGGTCAAGTCTGGTCCGTTAACATCAACGGTACATTAGTCTACACCTGGTTATTCAGTAATTCTAAAGAGGACAACAAGCATAATGGCGTTGACAGCAAAGAGACGTAAAGTCGTAGACGAATACATGAAATGCTCAAACAAGAAGCAAGCGATGCTGGCTGCTGGCTATAGCGATAGCATGGCTTCCACCCGTGCTGGTGACGTATTCAAAGACCCTGCTGTGATGAGCGAGATAGAGCGTAGACAGAATCTGGCTACCCACCGTAGCGACGTATCCCTAGACTGGGTCGTAGAGCGCTTAAAAGACATTGCAGACGCTAATCTAGGCGATGCCTTGGATATCTATTCAGACGGTACAGCTTCGATCAATTTCAATAAACTCACTCCACAGCTTAAGAAAGCGTTAAACAAGTTCACTGTCAGTACGAAGAAAGACGGCAGGGGCGGAGACGTTATAGTGGATAACAAGGTTGGGTTCTCTGATCAGCTTAAGGCATTGGAACTGCTGGTGCGTCACTTAGGCTTATCGAAGGAGAAGACGGCTGTTGAGCTAAGTGGTGAGGTGAATCTGGTTGAACAACTACATGCAGGGAGGAGTCGAGCTGGCCTCGACGGGGACTAAAATGGTCACCATCAAACAGGTTGAGAGTGTCGCTGAACTAGTGTTTATAGACGGAATGCACCAAGCTTGTTTTATAGAAAAAACCCCAAACCTAAGAATAGGGCATTGGTGGATAGGCAGAGACAAAGACAAGCCTGTCTGCTTTGGCGGCCTGGTCCCATCCCACAGATGGCATCACACTGCATATCTTATTCGTTCTGGCGTCATGCCGTCCCACAGAGGGCAGGGCTTGCAGAGAAGGCTCATAGCAGCCAGAGAGCGAAAAGCAAGGTGGACCGCCGTAAGGTACGTTGTCACAGACACATCCATACACAATCCAGCTTCTTCGAACTCGTTGATCAGATGTGGCTATAAGATGTACATCCCCGAAGACCTATATTCAGGAGTCAACTGGCTCTACTGGAAAAAAGACTTGGAAGAATAGATGACCTTCAATGAAGAGTTAGCGGCCACCATCGGGAGCTTCTATGCAGACCCTTTGGGCTACGTCATGTTTATCTTTCCCTGGGATACAGATCCCTCAATCCAACAAGTAGAGCTAGAGAGTCCATATAAAGAACGATACAATAGCAAGTTTGGCCCAGACAAGTGGGCCTGTGAGTTCCTGGATCAGCTAGGAGCCGAGATACGAGAGAGAGGTTTCGATGGAGTTCATCCTGTTGCCCCTATTAAGTTTAGCACTGCTAGTGGCCATGGCATCGGCAAGTCCGCATTGGTCGCTTGGCTTATCAAGTTCATACTCGATACCCGACCTTTCTCTAAGGGTGTTGTAACTGCGAACACTGGTGAACAACTACGGACCAAGACATGGTCAGAGCTAGGTAAGTGGGGGAGACTATCTCTCACAGAACATTTATACGACTATTCCGCCGGTAAGGGCTCGATGTCCTTAGCGCGTAAAGGTCACAAAGAGTATTGGAGAGTTGACGCTCAGACCTGTCGGGAAGAGAACTCAGAAGCCTTCCAAGGCCTACATGCAGCCAACTCTACACCTTTTTACATATTCGATGAGGCCTCGGGTATCCCTAATAAGATATGGGAAGCCAGAGCCGGTGGCGGTACTGATGGCGAACATATGACGTTCGACTTCGGCAACCCTACCAGGAACACTGGGATGTTCTACGAGAACTGTGTTGGTGACTTTAGAGAGCGTCACATAGTGCGTAACGTAGATAGCCGGTCTGTATCGATAACGAATAAACCTTTGATGGAAGACTGGAAAGATGACTATGGCGAGGACAGCGACTTCTTTAAAGTCAAAGTGCGGGGAGTCTTCCCCTCACAGTCGAGCGTTCAATTTATTAATACAGCAGATGTGGACGACTGCTCTGTAAGGCCACTACCGTCTCCTAACACTGCTCCGCTGGTTATAGGCGTTGACGTAGCTAGGTTTGGTGACAATGATACAGTCATATTCCCCAGACTCGGAGATGATGCTAGAAGCTTTCCGTATAAGAAATACAACGGTCTTGATAACATGCAAGTCGCAGACCGTGTCGTTGAAATGATCCAGGAGTTCCAGCGTCTAGGCAAACCCTGCAAGGGCTTGTTCATGGATGGTGGCGGTATGGGATCTGGTCCTATTGATCGTTTGCGTCAACTAGGCTACAACCCAATTGAAGTTCAATTCGGCGGTAGGGCTACTGACCGCCGTTATAGATTTAAGGGAGATGAGATATGGGGCAACCTCAGAGAAGGGTTGCGTAACCTATGTCTTCCGAAAGATGAAGAATTAAGAAGTGAACTAATCTCCAGGGAGTATGCCTTCACTCCAACTGGACTCATAAATTTAGAAAGTAAAGTTGCAATAAAAAAACGAGGAGGTGAGAGCCCTGATACGTCAGACGCTTTAGCCCTCACTTATACATCAATGATTGCATCAGAAGAAGAAACACAAGCCCATTCATATGTATGGGATTACGACCCATTAGATTATAAGGACTAATAATATGTGCTTAAGCTCCCCATCGGCCCCTGCTCCGCCCCCTCCTCCGCCCCCGCCTCCTCCGCCCCCTACTCAACTTGATGGGGAGAACAAATACTACTTAACGCTATTAAGTCTCCATTTCACGTAATACTACACAACGCTGGTATTCATATCGCAGAAGGTTCAGAAGAC